TCTTCATCATCATCTTCATCATCTTCTTTGGTTTTTTTAGAACCCTTTTTGTGAGACCTTCCTTCTTCCTGTTCTTCTTCGTTTTCTTCAGAAGCTTCGGAAACTAATTCCTCTTCATCTTCAATTTCATCTTCAATTTCATCTTCAATTTCATCTTCAATTTCATCTTCTGCTTCTTCCTTAACTCCTTGCATAGGCATTGCTGCTTGTGCTTTCGCATTAACAACATCCTTTACTTGAGCAAGAGTAGCAGCAGGAGTTTTTAATTCTGCTGAATTATCATCGGGCTTGTAATTTTCTGGAGTAGGACCACCGAGATCTTCCCAACTACCAGTTTGACCAGGAGTTGTCCCAGTCAATTTGTGCATTGGCTCGGCAGGTGCAGCCCCTTTGGTTACTACGTTTTCCATTTCTTGTAAATTGCTACCAACGGACATTTGTTTTAGATCTTGTATTTAATCTATATTTATTTATAATTTATAGATTTGAAAGAAATTCATTGAAAAGATTCAACTTATGCTCTTCCAATCTTTTTTGATCAACAAGAGTGTTAATTTTTCTTTGAGTTTGTTCAGCAAGTTTTTCGCGGAGAATACCACCTTCCCAAACCCACTCCTTTCCTTCCATAATTCCTTGAACAAAAGCGTCAGGAGCAGAAGGATCTGCTACAATATCGGCAGCAGTTGCGAGCATAAAATCTTCACCAACAATTTTATGACCCTCGTTAGTCATTCTCAGTGATCCAACACCACGAGAAGAAACTCCGAGGCAAACACCTTCACTGATTAAAGATTTTGCAATCTTACCCATAGGAGTTTCGAGAACAAGTGCCTTTCCTTTATAATTGTTTCCTTCACGAGTCAGGGAAACAATTTTATGTGAAACTCTATCCAGATTTACGGTTGGACCATCTGGATGTCCAAGTTCTCCAAGAGCACGTCCCTTTTGAATAAAGTTTTCATTATATCTATTGACCTCTTTAGTAAGAGTTGTCATAGGGTACATTCTTCCATTACGATTACAAATATCACCCTGAAGGAAAATACCCTCAATGTATAGATTTTTTTTATTACCTACTTTTTCGGTAATAAATTCGACCTTTTGGATTTCTTCTGTGATGAGTTTCATTTTATTCGGAAACTAATTGAACTACTTCTGTGATACTTACATCGGTTGCACCGCCAACAGCAAGAGCTGAAACTTTCACACTTCTCGATAGAGTTGATCCAGTTGCTGTAATTATCCCAGCAACTGATGTAGTATTTGCAGCAATTGTGACTGTAGAATCAGTTGTGGCAGTTACTAATCTATGAACAGTATTAATTCCTGTAGGTTGTGCATTTTCAATTGTTACATAATCTCCAACTAAAAATGGATTTCCTGCATTATTATCAAAAGTAACTACAGTTGAAGTGCCTGTAGTAATTCCTACTATTTGTTGTTTTGCAAGTCTTTCTTTTAAAACTTCATTTCCAAAAGGTGAAATTAAGAAAGAATTAACAGTTGCTACAGGGTCTCCACCAGTTTCTACATATACTGCTGTTGATGCACAAGCAACACGAATGTACCCACTTTTGAGAGCAATTGGATTACTTGTTGTAGCTGTAGAAACGGTAGGTGAAATCCTATTTACATTTTGAACAATTTTTATTGCCATTATTCATTTTCTCCATTGTAATCATCTTCACCAAACATCATTGATGCAATTTCTGGGCGAGCATTGTCTACTCGATTAGCAGCTTTTGCATACAATAATTCTTTAATCCTGTCGGAAACATCTGCTGGAGCACCATCAGATGCAATCAAATCGATAAGTTCTTCCATAAAATTGTTTTATTATTATAAGACTATTTATATTTTACCACCTTTGGGTTCTTGCAATTCTACCTGCGATACATCTACAGTAGGTTCTATTGGAACTTCTCCACCAGCACCTTGTTCAATTGCTTGTCCAGCACCTTCTTCACCCCCAGGAGGCAGAGGATTTCCCATCTCATCAACAGGAGCATTTGGATCTGGAAGAATGCCCTTTTCAATTTCATCATCAATTTGTTTGTCAATATCAATAATTTCAGAATCTGTTTGACGAAGAATCTTTTTACGAACATACTCTGTTGAATAATATTTTCCAATATATGGTTCTACCGTTGTTAAAAGTGTCAAACGATTTGTAAGAAGTTCTGCTTCTTTTAACTCAGAAAAATGATTATCATATAGAAAATCATATTGAATATGATCTTCCATTTTTTTCCAATCTTCTGGAGAAACTATATTTTTTAACAGAAGTTGAGTACGAAGCATATCATTGAACATCTGAGCAAATCTTTTTCTCAGACGACCAACAAACTTGGAAAACTTTAACTCATCTCTTAGAATCTCCGAAGATCGTCCCATATTAAATCCCTCTCCACCACCAGCAATTCTGGTTTCGGGGACATTTAGAGAACGATAAAGTTTCTTTTGAAAGTATTCAATGTCAGATAATTCACCAAGATTTTGACCACCGGGAAGAGTTGTAATTTCAGTTCCCCTACCACCTTCACGGCGAGGAAGCCAAAAATCTTCAAGCATACTCATGTATTTGCGATCATCACGGATTTCTCCAGTATTCGCATCATAAACTAACTTATTTCTATAGCGAGACATAACCTCTTTGAGGTATTGCTCTGCTTTTACTTTAGGAAGATTTCCAACATCAATGTAAAAAATACGACGTTCTGGTGCCCTTGACAATCTATAAATGACAAGAGAATCCTCAATCATTCTAAGTTGATTGAGTGCTTTAATTGCTTTATGGAGATATGAAAGTACAGTTCCTTTGTTTCTATCAACTAATCCAGATGTGCAATATGTAATTGAGTCTTTAGCAATTTTAAGAGATCCTTTGGAAGCTCCACTCAAATTTCCCATTGGATAATTTGGCGTTGAGGAATAAATGAAATATTCCTCCATTTCTGAATATATTGTATCCAAGTTGTTTGCTAAATTTCCATTGTAATTTAATCTATCTACAACATTCGTGCCATTTTTACCTTTTGTCTTTTTTTCTTGACGAACATGCTTCATTCTCATTGGATCAATGTACCTCAATTCTTGAATACCATCTTGAGGTTTTTTCATATCAATCACTTTCAGATAGTACAGTCTTCCATCCACATACCAATTTCTAAAAATTTCATGAGACTTTCTATCAAAGTCCATCATTTCTTTGATAGACTTAAATTCTTTTCTAATAATTTGTTTTAATTTATCGCTTGCATTTAAATTTGATAATTCAATTTCAACCGGAGAATCATAAAGATCGCTTACAATAGCTTCGTTTACAATATCTTCAATGGCACTATCACATTCTGGATGAAGTGCCATTTCTCTATAACGACGCATTAAGTCAAATTCAGTTCTATAGACACCTTCTATATCTACATATTGTCCATAAAATCCAGATTGAATATAATAATCAACCCCGTCCTCATCTGTTTGAGGAACGGGGGAAACTATGGATTTAGATTTTTGTTCATTATCTTCAATCGAAAAACCAAAAAGTTTCGCCATTTTATAAGTTAAACGTTATATTATGATCTATTTAGTTAATATCTTCACCGCCTGCTGCAGGTGAAGATCCTTTAATTGCTTCCCACCAATGAACTTGCATTTCAACAGTAAACTCTTGAATTGCTTCAGTTTCATATGCCAGGTTAATAGCACTTACACTAGTTGGGAATAAATCATAAAAATGATAGGCTCTCAGGATAGTTCCATCACGATTTAATTGATAAACAAACGCATCTGCTTGATAAAGAGCAGGATCTGTGGTCCCAGTTGCGTCAGAAAGGCGATTCATGTAATTGCTCCACTTTTCAAATGCGGAACGAATTGCAAAGTCAGTATCGTTAATAACAGTAATTGTCCAGCTTTCGAAAGTGCGATCTCCAGCAAGTCTTAGAGTTCTTCCTCTAAATGCTACTTCAACGGGAGTAACATTTGAAGCAGGAAGATTTGCTGCCTTGACTAAAAATCTACTCTTGTCCAGAGTATTTGAGTCAATGTTAAGTGCTGCTGGAAATGCAAGTTCAACTTCAAAGAGGTTACTTCTGGTGCCACCACCCGACAGCTTACTCTTGAAATCAGTAATTTTTCTTAATGGAATTGTGTTAAGTTGGGTTCTGGTTGCCATTTTCTGTTAGACCTCTAGATTAAAAGTTTCCGATGACTTCTTCAAAATCAACACCAGTTTTGGTGGCAATAAAGTTGAGTCCGATGAAGTTGATGGACCTTGCTGGTTTGATATAAATGTCAGCAATAAACTCATTATTATCTATCACGGCAGCAGTGTTATTTGTCTCATCGCAAATAACAACATAATCAAAAATTCCTCTCTTTGCTTGAACATCACGTAAGAATGGTTCAATTGTATTTACAAAGTTTGTTCTTGTAATTTCGTCATTAAACTCGAAGAGAGCATCTTTTGCTGCTTGAGAAATTGCATTCTCAAGATAAACAAACAAACGACGAACGTTAATTCTGTCAAATGCCGATGCTTTGGCGAGACCAGTTTTATCACCAAAAAGAATGATTCCAGCACCAGGTGAGAAAATTACTGGATTGACTCTATTTGAATAGAGTGTATCTCTTTGAGTTTTTGTTGGATTATATGCAAGTTTAACTGCATTCAGAATCGCACCTCTAGAAGTTCCTGCAGGAGAATACCAAGCAAAATTATTGATGTCATTGCGAGCACATAAACCTGCAATATCACCATTTAATGGTACATATCTAAAGGTATTTGCAAATCTATCATACATGTATTTGTATCCACTATCAAAGATTGCATAAGAAGATGAAGAAACTGAAGCATAGAACTCAACTACATTATCAGTAATGTCGGCAGCAGATCTTACTGTTACTGCAGTTTGCACTGAAGTATCCGACAAAGCAGCACCTCTATATGGTGAGATAAAGGCAATTGCATCTTTTCTTAATTCTGCGACAGAAATGAGTTTATTGGCAAGTGCTTGTGCTGTTGAAATATCATAAGCAGCAGATCCCATTAAGAGAAAATCTACTTTAAAGTTTTCTGTATTCTCGAACAAATCATAACCATCAGACAACTCCCCGAGAGTAGCTGTTAAAGAACCTGCAGAATTAAGATCTTGTGCTCCACTGTAATCTTTACCACCAATAAGAGTATTTGTGGATGATCCAGAAGCAGCAAAAGTAATACCTTCTGCTTCTTGATCCCAAGCAACATCAGACTCTAGATTAAATCCACTACTGTATCCTGTAGTTACAACTCCAACAGGTGCCCCTAAACCAAAGATATATTCTGAGTTATTGACAATATATTTTCTCCAGTAGGATGGATTTCCTACAGAAAACTCAGCATCAGTTGCTTTAGACAAGCTTAAGTGCTTCTCAAGAATTGTACCAGCATTTCCTGTTACATTTCCAAGAGCATCAATTACAACTACATGAACTTCATCAAATCTTGAGTCTCTTGCTGCAGCATATGCAGAAGTCCCTGGTCTTGGTGCAATATTGTTCCAAGAAATAGTTGAAGTGCTAGTAACGCCTAAAGTTTGCTGATCAAACCAATCAAGTCTTCCGGTGTATGAAGTTGATCCTGTTGAAACTGCTTGTCCGCTTGTATGAATTGCTACGCTTCCACTTGAAGAGAAAGCATATACACCTGAAGGTTGATAATCTACTTGAGTCTCAGTTCCTGCTGCAGATACGTAAGAAAGAACCTTAACATATACATTACTTCCAGAAATTTCTGTGATAATACCTTTCAAGTATCCATCAAGAACTGAAGTTGTTCCTGCACCAGGATTAATTCTACCCGATATAGATTGAGTAACACCGTATCCAACTGCAATATTTGTAATTCCTGATGCTACTGAAGTATTAACACCTACTAAAATTTGATCTGCCTTTGAATCGATAATACCAATCTTAAGACCATTGGACCAAGATCCTGGATTTCTAGCAGCAACAACTACTCCAGAAAGAGTATTTTCATCATATCCTAAAGCATTATAATGATCTAAACTGTCAATTTTTACACTAGAAGCAGTTCCTACAAATCCATTTCTTAAATCATTATCATTTGCTCTTACAACTCTAAGTGCTCCACCATACGCTAAATATGAAGAAGCAGACAACCAATGCTCATAATGCTTATCTGTTGAGTATGGATCTCCAAAATTATTAAGTAAATCGTTCTCATTTTCAACTAAAGTTGGAGAATCTACAGGTCCCTTCGCAAAAGGAGCTACAATAGCACCAATTTTATCCGACGAAGGAGTAGCTCTTCCAAGTGTTAAATCAACTTCTCTTACTACAATTCCAGGAGATGCTAAATTAAGCGGCATCTTTTTCTCCTCTACAATTCCAGAATATTCTAAAAGTATTTATAATTTCCTACTTCTTTAACTATTGGTATTCCCACATGTAAGATCTATCACCATATTCATCCACATTCCATATTTCCATGTTATTCATAGAATTATCATTTGATGCAACTAACCAACGATCTCCAGTTTCCCTCTCCACAAAAATATCCATATCTTCTAATCCATCGGAAATAAATCCAAAAGGAGACATATCTTGTTCAATTTGATTTTTTTGTTCCTCATAGATTCTTTTACGAACATCATTGTCCGTCATTTCTTTAAAATAATCTTGAGCAACCAACCAAGAAAATATCA